ACACCAACTGCACAAAATGCCCATTGTTCAATGGCGATACCTGCACAATGATTAACAGAGGAAAGCCAACAGAATACAACTGGCTTGATGGCATACAGTTATAAATATAAAGCGAAGTGTCGGAAACTGACACTTCAGAAATACAGGAGAATATAGAATGGGCAAATACTCAAAGAAAACTATCAAAAATCGTATACGGACAGAGGACAAAATGCGGAAGGAAGCAGGTGAAGTTCCAAAGAATGCCAAAACTTTAACTAACCGCATGATAAATAATGCTAAAAGAATAGACAGAGAAGCTGAACTTGCTATAAAAAAGCAGTCAAGAACCATTTCCTGCATAGCTAATTCCTGCGTTCTTTGCTATACGATGTCGGTCATGAGAGACAAATGGAAGTTCTCAGCAGAAAAGCTAAGGACTTTATATCAGAAATGGGTAGACACCTATGATTCAATAACCTACAAAGATGGTGTTCCAGTAGCAGACTTACTAAGCACCGTGACTGGGGCGGATGCAGAATATGGCGATGTTGGTTTTAAGAAATATCAGATACGGGCTTTTGACATTGAAAAGGATGAATTTGACAAAGTACCAGGAGAAACTAAAGGTCAAAAGCTGATGAACTATTATGCAAGAAAAAGATTAGTCGGCTATATGAATACTGCTGAGGTAATCAGCATAATAGTGCTGTTCGATTATTTTGGATTTACACCAATAAAGCTGGGGCATTATATAAATTATATCCGTAACTTCTATGACTTGACATTTACAGCAGTTAAGAAAATGGTTTTGCAGTTAGAAGAAAAATGCCAAACTGAATTTGAGAAATTTAATCTTTTAAAAACAACAAAAGAAGATGGAGGAATAACGGTAATCTAAAAGTGTCGTAAACTGACACTTTAGGAAATAAAATTAATAGTAAAAAAGAAAGAATATGTATTTTAAACTGAATAAAAGGAGTTAAAGAATATGTACGAATGCAATATTATTATTTTTTTAAAAGATTTACCAAATAATTTTAAGTTAGTTGCAACAAAGACACCAAAAGGCGAGCCATATATGCAGGTTGTTGGCATGGGTGAAGATGGAGAAGTTTCTTCAATAAAAAGTGCACCAATTACATGGGGTAGAGATTTTACTTCTTATGATTATAGTTCTTATGGCAAATATTATAAATATATACCTTTTTCATTTAAAAAGAGAGCAGCAACAAATATTAGTGATATGCTGACAGGTGACAATACAATAGACAAAGAAATAAATGAGGATGAGAAAAAGATTATTCTAGGATTTGGTTTAACTGCCTTAAATGAGATAAAAAGAGAGGCTTTAAATTACAGTGGCGGGGAATCATTTGTAACAAACGAAGGGTTATGTGAAGCCTTGGATCAGTGCAGTAACATATTTTTAATAGCTATTGGTGAAGAATATGATTATAAATATAAGGATAAAGATATTGACACTGCATATAAAATCTATTTTGGTATAGAGCCACCAAAACGTGATGTTATACAGTTAGGATGAATGTATTGATGTTATATTTAGCTAAAAAGATAATTGCTGAACATGAAGGAAGGTTGGGCTATGCAGAACCAAACGAAGCAGTAGCAGACTCGCTGGCAGGAATACTGGAAGATTACAGATAAATACTGAAAAATAAAGCTGTCTTTGCAATATTGTAGGGGCGGCTTTTGGAGGTTATAGTGACATATAAAAACCGCCCTTTGCTGGGGCGGTAATAACTATATTGCAAGAGAAACACCTAACTTATCTGCTAAAGCTTCCTGCATTACTTTTGAAAAGCTGACATGATTTCTAGTAGCCATATCATCGAGCCACTGTGGAATGGTAACAGTTTTCTTAACAGAGCGGCAGAAATGCTTCCGAGCATATTCATCAACATCTACGGTAACAAGGTTTGAAAATACAGAAACATAAGTATCATCTTCGCTATCTTCACAGTGAATGTCAATTTCTTTTAGCGGAGTAGGTGCTGGCAATTCGTGTTTATCTAGTTTTTCAGAATAGATATAACCAGCTAGACAGTCGATTGCCATTTCCATAGCTTCATCCAAAGTACTTCCGCAGGTGGATAAATGATTAAGGTCTGGGAATACTACACTGTAACTGCCGTTGTCTTCCTCAAAGAAAAGTGCAGGGTAAATAGTGAGCATATAATCACACTCCTTATGATTAGGAATTTGAACACAGAGGGGACTCATTTGAGTCCCGCCTGTCTCATGATGGAGTTTACGGTTTTGGGTGGCAATTCATCTTTACCATGAAAAGGAATGGTTACTTTACCAGATTTTGTCCGGTGTTTGTAATGATGATGTGAGCCTACCACGCTGTCAAGAAACCAGCCATCATCCTTGATGATTTTCTCAGCTTGCTTGCAGTTCATTTTGTAACCTCCTTAAGATTATTATAGAATTTAATATGTATTATGTCAATATGTATTAGAAAAATATTTATTAAACAGGAAGTGAAGACAATGAAAGATAGAAAAAATGTTGTACCTATTAGCCATGACTGCAAACTTTGCAAAGATTGCATTTACAACGAGTCGGCTGATGATAAAGAGTACAGTGCTAAGCTGATTTGTGGCAGACATGGAAAAATTGTAGATATTTGTGATGAAGCATGTGAAGGTTACAAAGGCGGCGATAATGATGAACTTCGGTGAAAATCTAAAAAAGTATCGCATAGAGGCAGGATTTGATCAGGCAAAGAAATTCGCTAACTATTTAGGAATACCATATAATTGTTATATAGGTTATGAATCTAAAGGTATTCAGCCAAAGTTTGAAATGTTATGTAAAATATCGCAGGAACTGCAGGTATCTATTGATGTGCTTTTGGATAATGATATTAGGCCTTGCGAACACTGTGAGTACAAGCAAGCAGTTAATGACATTAAAGAATTATTGAAATACAAGAAAAATAATGGCTGATTTTGAATTGAGGTGAAAAGTATGAGTGAGGAGTTTATTCATTTTGCAATTGCCTGTATTATTGGTGTTGGTGTGTTTATAGCTTACGTCTGCTATGAGCAGTATAAGTATACCAAAGCTCATAAACACTGGTTAAAACATAGATATGATAAGTAATCAGCTATTTTCAAAAACGCATAGGGGGCGGTATTACGAAGCGTAAATATTACAGGAGCCCTAAAGACATCAAGGAGAAGTTGGTAGAATTCGTACTGTACAATCATAGGGAGATAGAGCAGGCTATCATAAAGGCGCGGCTTGATACTTATGGCCGTACAGCATCTACCGAAAAGGAAGCTCTGAGAAATTTGACACCACTACGGTCAGTCAGGCTCAATAATACCAGGTCACTAAAGAGACCAGAACTGTGGTTAAAGTGGCGAGAGAAATTCCTTGATAACATTGAAGGTGTACAAGCCGACATTGTAAAATCTAGGTATGAAGATAACCAGCCATATCAGATATTCTGCTTAGAAAACAACATCAGCCAAACCACATATCAAAATCTGCTCAAAGATGTACGTTCTTTTGGTATTATGATAGCTATTGAAATGGGTTTGATTTTTGTTACAAAAGAAAAGGAATAATTCTATAATATCGGAGATTATAGCTAGTGAATCTGTGGTAGCATGGTAATAACAGGGCTTTCAGAAAAGGTACTGGGAACAGAATCTTTTTCTTGCGGGCCTGCGAGCTCCCGGCATTCCTCTAGCTATAATTTTTTTTTATAGCTTACTTAACATTTGAGGATATGATTTTGAAAAGCCTACCTATATAGCGCAAGAAAATTTTTCTTTGCTAAAAAGTGTAAGTTTTAGAACGGAGGTGGTTACACATGAAGGTGACGTGCGAGCTTAAAGAATTGGTTACAAATCAAGGTAATTTGGCTAAGGCTTTTGGTGTTTCAAGACCTCGTGTCAATCAGCTTATCAAGGAAGGTGTGGTGATAACCGCCCCGAATGCAGACAATGGACAGGTGCTTGTCTTTGAAAGTACGAAGAATTATTTCATGGGTAAAGCGGTTACTGGTTCAGATGGCGAAACCATTGACTACATGGAAGAAAAGGCGAAGCATGAGAAGGTAAAGAGGGAACTGGCAGAACTGAAGCTGAGAAAATTTGAAGGAAATGTTTACGATGCCACTACCGTTGAACTTGTTTTTGTGGAAATGACTACCATGCTCCGCACTCAGCTATCGGGACTTCCTGCAAAGCTGGCTCCTATCTTTGAAGGAAAGAGCAAAGAAGAAATTTATCAGATAATGACTGAGGAAATTGAAGCGAAACTAACAGAATTAGGGGAGTATAACCCTGATTTATTCGTTGATGAGGTTGAAGAAATAGATGGCGAGGAAGAGGACTGATTTACAAAAAGCTTTATGCCGAGGTCTTATTCCAGTGCCTAAAAAAGCTGTCAGTGTTTGGGCAGATGAATATCGAACATTATCGCAGGGTGTATCTGCAGAGCCGGGGCGGTGGAAAACGTCAAGAGCACCTTACCAAAAAGACATTATGGACGCTTTTACAATGCCAAATGTTCATGTTGTTGTTGTAAAATCGTCAGCTCAGGTAGGCAAGTCTGACATTATGAACAATGTCATAGGCAGATTTGCCCAGCTTGACCCATGTCCTATTATGATGATACAGCCTACCGTAGACCTTGCGGAAGATTATTCAAAATCCCGTATTGCTCCTATGATGCGTGACACAAAATCACTCAATAAGCTGTTTTATAACATCAAAAGCAATGGCCCTAAATCGAGAGATGCAAATAATACCATACTTTCTAAGATTTTCCCCGGTGGCCGTCTTATCATGTGCGGTGCTAACTCACCTTCTCAGCTGGCTTCAAAGCCTATTCGCATACTTCTATGTGATGAGGTAGACAGATTTCCTGTTTCAGCTGGTTCTGAGGGTGATCCAGTCAGCTTGGCACAGAAAAGAATGACAACCTTCTGGAATAACTGCATGGGCTTATTCTCTACTCCTACATTGGAGCCTACTCCTGATGGGGGCGGTTCTAGGATAGAGAAGGAATATATCAACGGCACGCAGGAAGAATGGCAGCATAAATGTCCTAATTGCGGTGAATATCATACGCTTCGCCACATCGACATGGAAACCGAGTACAGAGAAATAGAGGATGCCATAGGCAGAAAGAGCATAATAGTGGATAGCGTGAAATACCGTTGTCCTGATTGCGGCTTTCCGTTTTCGGAAAAGGAAATGAGGAATGCAGAACAAAAATACGTTCCACAGAATCCTGAAGCTATAAAGAACGGTATCAGAAGTTTCTTTGTCAACGGCTTCACATCGCCTTGGGTACCTTGGGATAAGATAATGCGTGAGTGGCTTTCTGCTAAAGGCGACCCGGAACTTGAAAAGGTTGTTACCAATACCCGCTTCGGAGAGTGCTATCATGGCAAGGGTGCCTTTGATGATGAAATGGTCTTTGTGAGAAGACGTGAGGAATACAGTGACGACCTTCCTGATGGTGTTCTGCTTCTGACGGCTTCGGTAGATACTCAGGATAACCGCTTTGAGTATGAAGTTTGTGGCTGGGGTGTAGATGAAGAATGCTGGGGCATTGAAAAAGGTGAGATATTTGGCAGACCTGATTCACAGGCTACACTGGATAAACTCAGCGAGGTATTGAACAAAGTTTATTACTTCGCAAATGGCAACGGCTTAAAGATAAGCAGGAGTTTTATTGATTCCGGCGGTCATTATACTGGCACGATTTACAAATACTGTGAGGAAAATATGAGGAAACAGGTCTTTGCTATCAAGGGTAAAGGCGGTCCTGGTATTCCTCTTGTATATAAAGTGGCAAAAGCCACAGGTACAAAAGCACCAGTAATCATGCTGGGTGTTGATGATGGCAAACAGCAGGTAATGGACAGATTAGGCATTGATAAATATGGGCCTAAGTTCTTTCATTTCCCTGTAAATGATGATAAAGGCTACACTCAGGTGTATTTTAAGGGTTTAATTTCAGAGCGGAAAAAGGTTGTAAAGAGAAATGGCCAAATCCGCGAGGTGTGGGAAACCATATCAAAAGGTATCAGAAACGAGCCGTTAGACCTTAGAGTATACAATTTGGCAGCAATGAAGAGCCTTAGACCTGACTGGGAACAGCTATACAATGCTTTGCATGAAATCAAAGTTGAAAAACCAGCAAAAACCATAAAAAAGAAACCCCTTCAAGCACCTAAGAGGGCTCAAAGAGATTTTTGG